TACTTACATGCACGTGACTCATTAGCACCTGACCCTTTAATATTCTGTGGGCAGTTCAAACAAGTATCAGACTGCTTATTTGTAACTTCTTTAGCAGGTCTTTGATTATCGTTTGACCAGCAAGCTGGGGCAATAGTTGCGCCTTCTGAATATGTCCCTGCATAAAACACACGGGAAATACTCGGTGCGGCTTTGATGATGATTACGTTCATCGCACGTTCTTCTGAAACACGATATTCCTTACCACCAATAAACTCACGGAATACACCACCTTTAATGCTAATACGTCTAGCACCTAATTCACCACCGGCTAATGCGCTTGTTGCATCGTCCATCTCACCTTTTAAATAGGCAGGTAATCCACCTTTGAATAGAGTCATTTCACTCATCATTCTCTCCTTAAATATCCTTATCAGGATCACTAAAATCAAATTCCAGTTGTACTGGGGCTTGTGCTTCTACTACTTCTTTGGGTATACCTACATTGTTTTCACGGAGTTTCGCTTCTACTTCAGACAACTTAAAACGATACATACCGCTTAGTTTTAGTGCAGGTATATCCCCTTGTCGTATCCAAGTTCTTACGGTAGATATTGATACCGCAAAATGCTCAGACACTTTTTCGATGGGAACGTACGCTTCCTCAACCATTCTTACTCCTTTTTATAGTAACTGAATACTCGTTGTTAGCATTAAGCCCCGGAGGTATAAACTCAGGATGCTCTTCTAAAAAAACCTTCAAATTGGTTTGATTTAAAGCCTTTACCAATATTTCCGGCACTTTATGTTCAAGGATAAATTTGTGCATAGAATCCCAATCGTTCGTAGTGTACCGTGTTAATACTGTACGATAAACTACCCCTGATTCAGTTCTAAGACTTTCGGCACCAATCTCTTTCATGTGGTCAAGAATCGCTGATTTTACAGTCTTCATCTTTTCCTCAAGTTCAAATATTGTAGCCTCAAACTCCCTGTTCATTTCTTCTTTCTTAGTCCGCATCTTGATGTAGACACGGGTAAGTTTTTCTATTGATACATCATTTTCCATATCACTCTCTCCTTTAAAACTACAACTATACTACCAAACTTTAACTTAGTCAAGTAAATTCTTGTAAAGATCAACTAATTTTGTGTGATCTTCTATTTTGTTATCTAACATCTTGTAAATGTGCTTTTCTGCATTAGACCCTTGCAACTTAACAATCGTTACGGGGTGTCTTTGTCCTGCTCTGTGTACCCTTGCATTTGCTTGGGCATACGTCTCTAAAGATGGAATCGGACCCCACCAAATTACGGTATCAGCCGCAGTTAGTGTTACTCCGTGAGCCGCTGATTGTGGTTGAATAATTAGTATCTTTGGGTCTTGTGTTGTCTGAAACCGATTAAATATATCTGTACGTTTACCTGCTGGTACATCACCCGAAATAACCTCGGCAGTGTACCCATCATTAATCAACCGCTCTAATAAAATATTAATTACATGCTTAAATGGTACAAAGATTAGAACCTTTTGTTGGGTTTCATCTATAACTTCTTTTAACACCTTATACCTGTTGCGAACATCAAAAGCTAAGGTTTGTCCGCTATCTGAGTAGACTGCACCACAAGATATTTGTAGGAGTTTATTTAAACCAACAGCGGCGTTGACCGATGTAATTTGTTCACCCGAAGCTTGCACCACAAGTTGCCTACGTAACAACTCATAATACTTCCGTTGTTGTGCAGTGAGTTCAATTTCCCTAATAACATAAGTCATATCCGGCAAATCTAAACATTCTTGCTTAGTAAATCGTATAGCAGGTTGCAGTGCGTCAAACACAATTTTATCGGCATTAGGTCTGTTTACCCATTTAAATTGGGTAATTTTATACATAACTTGTTCTTTAAATGAGCCTAAGAATTTAGGAACTCCTGTAGGATTAATTAGTTTAGCCAAGCCATAGGCATCTACAGGAGACTGAGCCGCAGGTGTTCCAGTCAGCATCCATAACCATGTTTCGGGTTTTACCAATCGGTTTAAAGTTTTCCAACGATTAGTTGTAGGGTTCTTGTAAGCGTTAGCTTCATCATTAACTATTAGATCAAATCCACCATTAGCTATGGCTTCGGATACTATTTCCACACCATCATAATTAATGATGACAAACTCGGCTACACCGTTAATAATTGCTTCTCGTTTTTCTCTTGAGCCGTAGGCTATATCAACGGTACGGTGCATAGCAAACTTAAATAAATCTGCTCGCCATGCTGAATCCATAATAGATAGTGGGCAAATAACCAGCACTCTTTTAATCTTGCGTATCTTCATTAGGTAATCTGCCGCCCAAATGACTGAACCTGTTTTACCTGTGCCCTGTTCGTTTAGGCAAAAAGCCTTTGGATGCAGAGTTAAGAATGAAGCCGTAACTTTTTGGTGATCAAACGGTTTATATAGCCCGGGCCAATCGTACTGTCCTATAATTGGTGACAAGATGTTTTTTATTTGAAGATTTTTTAATACCCTAGCTTCTTCTAAACCCCAGTTTACGGCAACCTCACCCGTACCAAGCACCTTACTTTTAGGTATTATGCTTGTAACTTTGTTCGGATTTTTTAAATTTAATACCAATACTTTGTTATCTACAATGCGCAATTCATCTCTCCAGTGAAGCGTTTTCAAGGCAATATGGGTGTCCACATTGCCTACGTATTATTAATTGTACTGCTCGTATTACTATACTACTTTTTACGACTTTTGCGTTCTTTTTTACTAACTTCTGAAACTAAATTACTTTTTGAATCTCTTTTAAATGATCTGTTCTTTGCCGCAGTCTGAACAGTAAACCCATCCTTATTACTACCGCCTTTATCCAACGCTTTCTTGTGTGCTAAATCTTTACCTTCACGACTCTCAGCCGTCTTGTCTTTATCTAACGGACTGTCAGGATGCTTTTTATCATACTCACGTCTTAAGCGTTGACGCTCCATCCTACGCTCAAGCTCGCCCCTAGCTTTTTGTTGTTCGTATTCTTTTTTATACGGTCTTGGTTTGTTTACATACGGCATCAGTTTCTCCCATTATGAGCGCACTCAAGTACGGCACAATGCTTCTTACATAGTCCACTCGGTCTAGGATTCCAAATATCATTCTTTACGGCAAGCTTTAATCTGCTATATTCGGCAATCCATTTACCCCATAGTTTACTCTCGTTTTCTATAGAATAGGAATCTTTTATAAACGCTTTAGCTACTACAAATAATAACCCAGCTTTTACTTTTTTAACATGGGGAAAATACTTAAATATTGCCAAAGCCATCAGTTCTAACTGCCCTTTATCAGCATACTTAGATGACTTGCCTGTTTTATAATCTAAACATCTAGCTTCATCCCCATAAATAACGATCAAATCGGCTATACCTCGCCACCAAACGTCAGGGCTTCTAAACTCACAGGGTTCTAGGTTTTCAGTTAAAGCCATCTCAAACTCACAATACTTCTCACCTTCTAAATTTTTAAGGTTTGTAAGTGCATCTTTAGCAAAGTTAAATTGTGGAGGTAATGGTGTACCATCTCGAATGTAAAACTCAGCCGCTTCGTGGAACTGTGTACCATAATCCATCGCTTCTGTTGCAGGTTCAGATACATCCTTAACTACACGTAAGTGATAATATTTTTTAGGGCATTGATCAAACAGTTTAATACTTGAATACGACCACGAAGGCGACTTACTCACTAACATTCTCCTAAATTATCCCCATAACCTACTTCACAATTAACAGGTAAACCGCTACACCAATCTGGTGTCCAGCGCATACATTCCTCTATATATCTTACTGCGTGTTCTACTTCATCCTGCGGGGCCAGACAAGCTATAGCATCATGTACTGTTAATACAACAGGATACTTCTTAGAAACCTGTAACATCTGCTCGCCAATAATACATCTTGCAATTGCTTGACATACATTCTCAATTACTTTCCCACCATAGATATTGTTCCAACCATACCTAGTTTTATAAGAATATTGTATACCGTTATCGCCACGTGAAGCTTTTAAACTATCGTATCTCATTAACAAGTTGTTAGGTAATACTATTGCTTTGTTTCCCGGATCTAGCTTTAAAACACTTTCAAGTCCTAAAGATGTTGTAACGTTTTTAGTCAAAGCTTCTAGCGCCAACTGCGCTTGTCGCCATAACCCTACGATGTTTGGGTAAGTTTGTCGATAGATACTTATAATATTTCGAGCCTCCGCTTCGTCAATCTCGGCACCAAATGTTTTGAGTTGCGCCCTAAATTTCTGTGCGCCCATGCCATACCCACACCCCAAAATTGTCGTCTTACCGACAAACCTTTCTTCTTTTGTAATCTCGTCAATCTTCTTGTTATATATAGCAGTCGCCATGATTTTGTAAACATCTTCGCCCTTTCTAAATGCTTCTGTTAAATCATCCTGTCCTGATAACCATGCCAAAACCCTAGCTTCAATCTGTGAACTATCCGCATCTATAATCTTATATCCAATCGGTGCGCATATTGCTGACTTTAGTTTCCCTGCGTTCTCGCCCCTACTAGGTAAGTTCTGCAGATTTAAGTTGTCACTACCGCCCCACCTACCTGTATGTGCCGCATAATATCTTAAGGGAACTGGCATAAACCCTCGTTTGGCAATCCCAATAAATCGCTCAGTCCTTGTTTCTTCAAGCGTAGACTTTGTACCAAGACGTGCAGATATAAGTGTCTGCACTCTCACATCAGGATGCTCGGCTAAGGCTTTAAACGCTTCGTCATTCTTAGCAAATGCAAATGTTTCTTTCTCTGTCGTAGGGCTAATCTTCATCGGGGGCTCAACACCAAGCCCTTTAAGTAACTCGGCAAACTTCGGATTACTCATCAACTCTTCACGGTTTGTAAGCCCTGCTTCTGTTAACAATTTAGATTTTGCCAACCTAATCTCATGGTAATGTTGTTCAAGCAAGTTAAGATTTAACTCTAGTTTCGGCTCAGTAAACATACGTAGGGTCAAATCAATTAAACGTAATTCAGATTTAGGAAACCCTTTACGCATCATAAGATCAAACAATTTATAAGTTATCTCAACGTCATTAATACAATAGTCGCCATAGCTACTTAATTGTTCTTCTGAAAAATCTGCTCTGCGTAATCCAAGTGCGTTGTTTACTTCAGTGCCTTTCGTGCCAATATTATACCGACCTGCTAACGCACCAAGACTACCACCTACCTCAACCCCATGTAACGCACGTGCCATACTTAATGTATCAAGATGAATCTTAGGTCTTATATCAAAATGATGATTAAGAATAAATCCATCAAACATCGTATTGTGTGCTAGTGCCATTGAGCTGCCCCAGTCAAACGTAGATAACCACCGTTTAAGTTCTTCGTGCGTACCACTTGCCCATTGGGTTTCCCCGTCATTTACTTTAACTGCTACACCAATAACTTCAAATCTTTTATCACGCACATACTCTTCTGTTGTATGGCTCTTAAAACCATATTCTTTAGAGTAGTAAGTTTCAAAGTCGTAAGTAATCAAATCCATTAACATCTCCCATCCATATCAAAATTATCCATTTCATTTCTTAATCGCAACATATCCGATAATCTTTTGACGTGGTACTCCAAAGTTTTAATCCTATAATCCATATCCGCAATCTGTCGATCTTTATGGTGATTCTCTGCAACAAGGCTATCATAATCCTTTTGTAATTTCTTTTGATATGCGTCCATCATACTTTCCTCGCTCTCTCTTCAATTGTTTTGTTAAAATAATCTATGCCAAACTGTTTAGCGTAATCAAATATAGAACGCTTGCTACCTAAGTTATACACCCCACAGTCCCTACCAAAAAATAAAATATTCCTAAGTCTAAGTTCAGCCTTTGCACTTAACTCATTCCACTTCTCAGCCCTCGCTTCGTTTTCGGCTTTGTCCCAATGTTTTGGTCTAGTAGGGTTTGCAGATGTTTCGTATAAATGATACACAGGTAAATGAGGTGTGTGGAATATATCCCAACCATGTGTATATAAACGTAACGCACATAACTGTTCTTCACCATGAAAATACATTTGTGCATCGTATGGAAAATATTCTACAAACTTACCAAGAGCAAATAAACAACCACCAGCCACATGGAATCCCATAACAGGTTCTTTTTTATCTAATGGGTGTCCTTTAAATTTTAATACGTAAGAGTTATCTTTAAAATCTTCTGAAACTATATCTACTAATACGTTAGGTGTAGTAGGTTTTCGTGTTGGAACTCCATCTATAAATTTAAATGGGTGTGGGTATCCTGATATAACGCAGTTGGGGTTGTAAAGTTGACAAGCAAAATAGTAATCTACAAAATATTCATCCCAACCTTTATCAAATATCATGTGTGAATCTATTTGAAAATAAAATGTTTCGCCTTGATAAAAACTCATAGCTAAATTTCTAGCCCAACTTACACCTCGACTGTGTGTTGGGTCTATACGCATGTACCTGATGTTAGCTTGTAATAATAAACTTTTATCTAAAGAATCTTTTTCGGTATTTTGTTCTACAATACCAAACGTTAATCTGTTAGGGTGTGTTGCGTTATCTACGGCTGCCCGGATCGTTGCTTCGAGTAGTTTGTCTCTGTAAGATACGATGCTAATAAATATTCGTAAGTTATTTATCACTTATTTCTCACTTTTAATAACTTCTATTTTTGTGTCTTTCAAAACTTCTTTTGGCAAAAAACTATGTGTTGTTGCTTCTGCGTAAAGTTGTTCACAATTAGG